GCTATACTCTAATACAAAATTATTTTTCCAGTAGTCTACATCGGAGGGATTCCATGAACCGCTGTTGTACAATTTCATTTTTTCGTCAAACGTATATTGTAATGAAGTTGCGCCTAATAAGGTTTGATGTATAATCTGCGAAGCCGCGTAATATTGTTGATTTGTTTCGTTTATTAATCCCATCTATTAGCTTTTTTCGTTTACTTTTTCTTCTTGTATTTTTCCAGCGGCAGCCTGAATTATTTGGGGGTCTCTTATAACTACCCCAGCGTATGATAATATTCTTATTATCAATGAGGTCTGCTCTGTTGGTTGCAATTCAAAGTCCACGCTATTTGCTGGATCATATATATATCCGCCAGATGTTGTGAATGACCAAACAGGTGGAATAGGCTTTTTTAAGTAATTAGCGGTTATACCGCTTTGTATGCTTTTTGGGTATACATATAATTTATTTTCTTCAAAAATATATACAGGATATTCTGTCGTAGGCTTAGTCAAAGGCGACATATTCACATACAAAAAGTCATTCCGGTTTATTCTTTCAACCTCAAGCTCGTCGTCATATATGACTGTGCCTATTTTGTAAAAATCATTTTGATAAAGTACTACATTAATAGTAAAGGCTGTTGTTGGAGTTGGGCTCACTGTTATAAATCCATTGCTTGCAGATAAAGTATATCCAATATTTTCTGTTTGCAAAACACCATCAAAAAATACTTGTAGCGTTCCCTCTGCAACTTGAGCTGCTTGCAATACTTGAAAAGCATATGCGGATTGTCCTATTACGGCAGTTATTGTTTCTTGCGCCACTTGAGAAGATGGTGTGGGCAAATTAAAATATCCGCCAGGATTGTAGTTTGCCGTGGCGGGAATTGTTTTAAATGGAGCTAGCTTTTCCTCTATATTTTTTACCCTATTAGAGTACTCGCTGTCATTTTCAGGAATACGTAGCTGTTGATTTAAGTCTTCAAAATATTCGTTGAACATTTCAAGCTGTACCTGTGCACCTATTTTATTGTATTCGTCAGGGGTTAAGTACCCACGACTTTCTTTGTTTAATATCAACAAAACAGTTCTATATACTGTGTCTACGCTTACCGCCATTTGTTTTATTTATTAATTATAGCAGTTAGGCCACCTTTAAAGCGGCCTATCTACTATATAGTATTACACGTTATTGTAACTTTTTCTCTATTGACCTTAAAACTTCAATACCTTCGTCGGTTTTAAAGAATGCAGCCATAGCAGAATATGGGTTTTCATCAAACGGAACCGTCATAAGCTTTCTGTTATTAGAAGCCCAAGTAAATGTTCTGTTATCACCCGATAGTTTAATTATATTTGTTTCTGTTGCAACAATTGCTATGTTCCTAAGTTGAACATTTTCATCTGTAGCAAGCTCAATAAATAAATTTGGATTATTTTTTGCAAATATTAATAAATCTCTTTTTATTTCTTTAGATGACATTTCTGTTACCTTAGATCCAAGCTCTACTCTTAAAATTGCTTCGCCTTGATCAACATTCATTTCTCTAGCCGCGTTTAATGCCTCAATTTGCATTTCAATTTCTACAATTTCATTTTTAGCATCGCTAACTTTATCAAACTCACTATATATTCGCCCCTTCATTGGGTGATATAAAGACAAGAGTTTTTGGAGATTTTGTTTTTGTTTTGGAACAAACAAAGTACCCTCTTTAAATATAATGTGGGCCATTGTTGATTCGCCTTTTTGTTCGTCTACCAAAGGAGAGCTTTGATTAGTTGCATATCGCAATTCTCTTTGCTTACCTGCTTTTTCATCAAACCATAATAAAGGATATCTCCTACTATGCTTCGACGGGATTATATGAGTTAATGGACTGCGTTTTCCTATTAAATAATAAGTTCTATCTTTAATTTCCCACTCTGGTTCTGTTTGTTTTGGTTTAACTGCTTGTTTTTTTTCTACAGTTGGTTGAGGTGCAACCTCAGTTTTTTCTACTGCTTTAGCTTCTTTAGCCATAATATAATAAAATAAAAATGTTAATAAAAGTAATAACTACCCTCGTCAGTTCAACGAGGGTAATTACTACAGAATAATTATACTACTGGAGAAGATGTAAATAACACAAAGTTATTTGCAGCTTGCACACATAAGCATCTTTCAGATAGGAAGTGTACTTCCATAGCGTCAAGATCAGATGTAGCAGCTCCACCTACAGAACCAGTAATCCAAGACTTCATACGTCTGTCATCAGCTTGCGAAGCACGGTAACGTACATGCAAGAATGGTCGGCGAATGTTTGATCCAAGGATTTGATCGTATACAGTTGAAGTTCCAGCTGGAATAAGTACACCATCAATGTCATCCATACCACCACGAGTGGAGATGTCATTTAAGTATTTCCAGTCAGTCTTATAAAAATCGTAAGAACCTCTTCGGAAACCGCTGAACCCTAAGTTCAATGCCATTTCTTCTGAGTTTTCAAACAATCCATAAGCAGTACCTCCATTACTTCCAGAAGAGATGTTAGCTAGCATATCATCAAAAGCTAGATTCGTGTCTCTATCTAAGAAAAGCATGTTCTCTTCGATAGCTCCTTGAGTATCTAATTGCTTAAGAATAACGTCAAATTCTGCAATACCAGAGGTAGCTCCAGTTCCAGCAAAATCAGCATTAGTATATACGTTACCGCGATCTTCGATAGCTGCAAATAAACCTTCAGTACCTTTGCCGTTGATTGTTGCACTAAATCCAGGCACTAAAGCTTGGTTAGTAGCAAAACCTCCAGCAGCAGCAGCAAGTTCACCTTCAACTACAGACATTTCTAAGTAATCTTCAAAACGTAAGCGAGTTTCGCCTTCAGCTTTTAAGTACCATAAAAATCCAGAAGTTCCAGCTTCAGTAGCAACTTCTACCCAACCAATTTGAGCTGTGTCAGAACCAGAGATAGAATATTTATCTTTGATAATGATTGGTGAGTTAGAAAACTGCGTAAAAGATGGGGTGATATTTGCTGTAGATCCTACTGTACCTTTAGCAAATTCAGAACCATATACAAATACATTAACAGTAGTCCCTAAACCGCTCAAATCAGCAGCTTGATAAGGATATACAACTGCAGTTGTATCAGTTACAGCACCTACAATAACTTTTTCAGTTTTTGGCGATCCACCTACAGTGGTATTGTCACCAACTACCAAAGTCATGTTTGGTACAATAACGTGGCCAGATGGTAAAGTTAATGTAGTAGCCTGGTCGCTAGTTACCCCTTGATAAGAGACGTGTAATCTGTTTTGTTCAGACCAAACAACTTGGTCAGATTGTAGAGGCATTTCTGCTCCTACCATTCGTAAGAAGCCAGAGATAGTACGATTTCCATATCTTTCTATTTCTGCTTCGTAGATTTCGGGTAGATATTGTTGTGCAAAATCATTCCCTGATCCGTCAGTAAAGTTTAAGTAGTTAGTGCTAAGCGCTTGTTGCTTTTGTGAAGGCAACGTAGACGCTGGAAAAGCACCACCAGTTACAAAATTTCCTGCCATAATAAAATGTTTTAAAATTAGTTTTTAGTTCGTGTTTTAATTTTTAATCTTGAAGAATCAACACCATTAACAGCTTTTACTTTTATCCCATTAACAAAAACATTACCTGGAACAGATTGTCTTACATCAGCTGTAACATTATTAGATTTAGCTGTTATATCACGCACTGCGTCGGCTTTGCCTTGCTCATAAAAATGCTGGGCAATTGTATCGGCATTTCTGGCTGCAAATATAGCTTTATGATATTGAGAGTAATTTTTAACTTGGCCGTTTTTGTCTAGAAACTTTCCGACAACACCTGTTAAATCACTTTGTTCATTCATAACCGAGCTAGCGTCTTTTACTGAGTACCTGTATTTTTTTTCACCCACGTTAAAATCAAAACCTTTGAAATCGTTGTTAAAGTAATTTTCGGTACTTTTTAAAAACGCATCGCGTACTTGCTGGTTTGCTTGTTGCTCTTCGTTGTATCTATTGAAAAAATCCATAGCTTTTTGTTGGTCTTGGGTTACGCCGGGCCTCAACTTGATTTCCTCGTAATATTTACCCTTTAAACTTTCCAAATAGTTTTTGGCTTTTGCAATTTCTTCCTTGTACGCAATTTTCTTTTTACGCACATCCCTTTCTTCATCAAGCTCTTCATCATATGAAAAGTCTTCAAGTAAAAGGTTAATATCTTCGCCTTCTAAATAAGGCTTTGTTTTTCTATAATACTCTCTTAATAATGTAACGTTATCTACATTGGAGTAATCAGCGTTTAGGCGTACATAATCTTGCAATGTTCCGCCTGTTTCATTCATAAATTCTACAACCTTTTGAATGTTTTCAGGTAAGTTATGTTCTTGCTTAGTTTCCGCTACGGTTTCTTTAACTAATTCTTGCGGATTTTCAACTACTTCTTTTACCTCTTCGTCTGTTATTTCTTGCAGCACCCCTTCATTCGCTTCTGTAGCGGTGTCTTGTACTTGTTCAACCACTTCTTTGCTGTCGCTACTGTTTTCGGATTGTCCGACAATATCATTGCCTGCATCTGCGCTTTGCTCTTGAACGGCATCTTTTTCTTCTTTTGGTTGCTCGTCAATTACTACTTTAGTAACTTCCTCTTCTTTTGGTTTGGATAAATCAACTTTAACTACTTCGTCTTTTTTAACCAACTTTTTAGGGGTTTTTCTTTTTTTAATTTTGAATTCCCCTTCTTGCTTTACTTCTGACATAATATAATATAATTAAATAATTAAAAATTTACTTTACTTTGGCTCAAATTGTTCTAAACCAAACCCGCCAAGAACATCCATTCCAGATGATTCAAAGTTTTTAGGCGGTGCGTTATTTTGGCGCTGGTTAATCAACTCGCTTTGCTGCGTGGCGACCAACTTAGCTCTGTCGTCTTTACGATCTTCTTTATTATTTTCTTTGCCCATTTGAGATCTTGTGTTCATTTCTGCTAGTTGCATGTTATAACTGAACTCCTCACCCATTAGTTGCTTTTTAATATTAGCTTCTTGCTGCAGCTTTTGTATGCTAAATTGCATTTTAGCTTGCTCTAACTGTATTTTTTGTTCTGTAAGAACTTGTTGTTTTTGAGTTTCTGCTAATGCTGTTTGCTCTGCTAATTGCGCATTCGCCTGTGCTTGAGCAGCAATATTTGCTTGTTGCACCTCTTGATCACGCTTTGCTTTTTCAGCTTGCCTGACCTTTAAAAATTCATTAGCTGTTTTGATGTTTGATATATTTCTAATATCAATAGCGTCGTCTAAGCCAATTAAACCCGCGGATAATGCGGTCTGTATATTGTTTTCTAATTTTGCTCTTTCTTCTTCGTCCGGCATCAAGTCCAAAAATATACCGAAGTCATGTATCTGCAGCGTAGCCAGTTCCTCCAACGTGCCTACATTATAAGTGCTAATTGATTGCTTTAATGATTGAGCTGTTAATGGGTAAGCTAACGCATCTGCTAATCTTAACGCAATATTTTCACAAGTAGATAATGTTATATACATCTGAGCCTGTAGAATATGACGTGTAGCTGTGTTTGAATTTGCAGCTGCCATTTTTTGTAACCCTACTAAAGCAAATTTATCCGGAGTACTTCCATCTCTAGCTTCGTTAAGGCCGGTTACGTCTCTAATCATTTGCAAATAATACTGATATGTTTGTATCAATGCAGACAACTTTGCCATACCATTAGAAGATTGCAGTTCTTGTATAGGCACCTTTCCTCTGTTAATATCCCCGTCTTGCGTTAAGGACCTACCTACAATACTACCTGTTTGGAAATACATATTTAATGCCTCCGCTGGATTGTAGTTTGTACCATTGCCAAGATCTACTTCAGCTAGACCATCAACGTCTACATAAACTCCATCGGGAACCATACGAGACATTACTTGCTGCATCTTTAAATGTGTTAGCTGTATCATATCAGCAAACCCAGTAACTCTATTTACTAAAGAATCTATTCTTCCCTTGTACATTCTAGGTGCACAAATAGAATAATTCATTTTAACCTTAGTGGTGTCTGCAAATGGCCTAGTCATATTTTCAGCTAACTCCCATTTTAACATCTTGTTTTGACCAAGAATTTTAGCGCCACTAAATAAAACCTCTATAGTTCTACCTACTCTTTCAAAATTATCGTTTGGTGGCGGAGCAAAAGTATCTGGTTTTTCTAAAGCTTTTTCTAAGCCCGTGTCAGTTCTTTTTATTTTAAAAACTTGATCGTTGTAAGTTTTGTATTCAAAATATAATATATTAACTTGATCATCCGTGTTATCCCCTGCGTAATTTCTTAGATAGTTGCCGGGTGAATTACCAAACTTTTGTATTTCTTGTAAGTCTTGATCGCTTAAATAAGGGAATTGCTTTTTAACTTCTGACAATGACAAAGTTTTAACTTCGCCAACATAATACAAATCTTCAAAATTTGGATCCTCAGTATAAGAATATACCAAACTAGCGGGATCAACATAGTCAATTGTAATGCCTTCTGTTGGATTAAAATTTGTTTTTGTCGCGCCGATTCCTAATACAACCAAATCATATAAAACTCTTTTTCTAGATTGGTCGTATTTATTTTTATCTAATATAGTATCTATTGCTTGCTCTTCAGCTATTTCAACAGACTCTTTAAATTCTAATTGCATTTTAAGACCCAACTCTTTAACATCATTAGGTAAAGATTCAGGGTCGGTGGAATACATATTAACGCCTAGTGTGCTTTGTACGTTGTCCAAAAAATCCTTAGCCATCATATCACGCATTATTCTTTCAGCGTAATTTGTTCTTTTCTTTAAAGACTCAGGATCTTGCGCAAATGCTTTTATCTCGTAAGATCTTTGGGACATTCCATTAACAACAATATCTACAAATTTAGATATTACCGGAATTGGTTTCCAATCTAAGTTTAAATAAGACAAGTCTCCATTGATTGCTAGCTCATCTTTATACTTTTGTATAGACTGTTCACCTCTAGCGTAAAGCTTTAACCTATGAAAATTTTGGTAGTTAGCCATAAATCTATCTCCACCCGAACGTGTATTTCTAAACCATTCGTTTTCGATAGCTCTACCTACGGCTTCTCCATACTCTAAGCTTAGCTTTTCTGCAGCAGGTACCACCTGGTCAGGAAATGAACTATTGTAGTTAGTATATACCATTTATATTATTTTTGAACTATGTCCTTTATTATTGTACTTTTTAAAACTTAAAGTATGTGATGTTAATATTCTTTCAGCCCTTGGGCTATATTTGTTTTTGTTACAAGCCATTATAGCTAAGCCTGAGCTAATAGAAGCATCAAACTTAGTCCTATTGTTTATATTAAATTTACCCCAATCTTCCAGGGTTTTTTGAAAATACATTGTTCCGTAAGATCCATCTTTCATTAAACCAACGTAATCTTCTATATAGGATTCGATAGCAGCCGCGTGCGCTTGTTTAATATCTTCACTCGAGTTAGGCATACCACCTATTTCTCTTTCTGTAACTGAAAGTTTATTTAAAAGCTTATCAGGACGATTCATTGAAAAACCCCTGTATCCTCTTCTTTTAAAATAGTAAAGCAATCTAGGCTTATTGTTTTCTGCTAATATAGGCATGCCATAAAATATGCAAGCCATCAATACGTCCTCAAAAAATATATCCGCCGTCTGGGGTCTTGATATATATTCTAAGAAAAAAGAATTAGCCGGAGCATCTTCCATACTAAACTTTGTTAAACCGTGAAGCGCACCTTTCGATCCTTTACCGTCAGTTGTTCCCGATATATCATAGCTATCACAACCAAACGCCCCCATGTGCTCATTGCCTGGGTATTTAATACCGTTCTTTAATATTACACGGTTTTGTTGGTTTTTATTTGGTATCCAAGATATTAAAAACCTACCATCTTTATTTGGTGCAAACATTACTTTCGTATCTTTAACACCGTTTTCCCAATAAAAGCTTCCTTGTGTTACTATGCTTGTATTTCTTAAATCTTCGTTATAATCTACTTGTTGATATATTTTAGTTAAATTAAACAAAGACTCTTTGGCTTCATCTCGAAAAGCGTGTTGCTCCGTTCTAGGAAATTGCCTATAGTATTCATTTAAACCGTCTTGGTCGTCTTTTAAGCCATCAACTTCATTTTGCCAATGTTGTATTACTCCTTGATCTATTATATCCCCATGAGGTCCTTCAATCTCTTTTTCGGGCGTATCGAATACAGGTAGGCCATAAGAATCAATGAATCCTTCGTAGTTCCATTCCATAGGTATGAACAAACTATATAATCCCGAGCTAGTCTGTCCGTTGCGGTTTCTTTTTGTGACGTCTGAGGCATTGTATAATTTTTTAAAATTCGCACCACCTTTATCTAGTGAGTTGCTTGTTGACCCCATCATACACTTGCCTACTATTCTAGCTCCTAGCCTTAAACAGGTTTTAGTAACCCTCCAGTTGTTTAGTATATTATCTGGCCTTTCCCATTTACCTGATTCATCATGCACTAACAGTTTTAATTTTTCTCCATCATAACTGTTATCTCCTGTATTTTTCCAATCTATAGTAGTATCTAATCCTTCAAGCTCTTCGGGGTTTTCGCCACTATCAAGTTTACGTCTAGTAAGTTTTGATGCTGGTATTCTGTAGGCGAGCTCTGTTTTTGGTCTGTCCATCCCGTCCTGGATTGGTTTGAAAAAGAACGGGTAGTGGACTGATATTGGTACAACTTTGTCTGTGAACATTTTTTTAGCATCCGCACCAGACTTTGACAAGATACCGTACCGTGCATCCGATGTAATTGTTGCCAGGTTAACGGTTTCTGCTGAAGACATAAACGAGAATCCTGAACGACGGTTTTTAAGATAACACATTCCATAAGATCGTGGGTCGGCTTTGCAAGCTTCCCAGAATATAAAGAATAATCTGTTTGACTCCCTAAACTCTGCTGCCCCAACATCAATTTTGGAGTGCTGCAAGTACATATAGTGAGTACCAGTAACGTAAGTAGCCACACTCTTATTATAGAACCAAAACCCCTGCGATCTGCGATTAAATTCTTGATCGATGTAATCATAGTATTTGTCTTTAAAATACTCGGGCTTAGTGTTCCACTCGAATACGCTTTTTATTTTGCTGAGCTCTTTTGGGTACTCAAGCTTTTCCCATTTATCTTTTTTAGAAGCGTAAACGTTATCTTCTTTTGGTAAAGCAATCTTTAAATTTTGTATTTCGTATACTTCCCCTATTTGCCCAGTCTTACTTATAACTACAACATCATATTCCTTGTTATAGCCATACTGCCATTTTTTATAACGGTTATTTTTTTTAATTACGCTCGGCTTAATATAGTCCGGTAAAATTTTATATAAACTTTGCTCGTACATTACTTAGATCTACCTTCCGCAAAACCCTTAAAAGATTTTGCTCGCGTTTCTTTATTAGCGCCATCAAGCAATGCTTGTTCCTCTTCAATTCTATTAAGTATTTCAAAGGCATCAAATATAGCTAGCTTTTTTGTAGCAGCTGCGTTCTTAAGCCTGTCAGCTGATATATCATCGTCTGAATCAACAATAGCTTCTTTAGCTACTTTAATTAGTTCCTCAACTGCTTTTCGCCCAGCTTGGATTATATTCTTCTTCGTTTCCTTTACACTCATACTTAATTACAATGTCATTTGATTTCATACAATATAAACGCTTGTTTTCTATTATAAACTCAAACTCACTGTACGGCGTAAAGCCAACTAAGTCTCCTGGGTTTATTTTAAGCGCTTCTAACGCGTTGTTTCCATATTTTAATATACCAACTAGGGGCTTCTCAAAATTAATTGAAAACATAGCATCTTCTTTAATAGGGCTAACAAAACAATAATCTAAATGAGGTAGCCATTTATTATTTTGATTATACATGTAAATTTGATCTATATTAACAAAATATAAATCATCTTTAAAGTAGGTGCCACTATTTTTTTCTTTTCCTCTTATATCATAAAATCTTCTAAATATGTTATGATGAATTATAACTTTATCGCCGGGTTTTATATTTGTTTTAAAAGCTTTTGGTATCTCAACTACAATTGCTTCTTTGCTAACGTGACGAAAGCTTTCTATATTATTATTTAGTAAGAGGCTACTGTCGCCTATTTTCTTTTCATTATTATAGCGCTTATTAGCGGGTTTAACAATAAATTGGTGCAGGCTTTTCATTAATACTCTAAGTCATACTCAACAGATATTGCCATGTTTTTATTAAACTTTTTCCATGGCAACACCTCGTTGTTTTTTTTAATGAATATATTGTAAGAATGATCAGTTTCGTCAAATAATATATTTGATATTTCATGGCCCCCATAAACCTGTTGCCCTACGGAATAGTGCATCGCATCGTTTTTGTAGTCAGAGCCTATACTGATTTTTCTTACGTTATTATTCATTTTCTTTTAGCTCTGTATATTCTCCGGTTTCTACGTCAATATTTATTGCACCGTATTGCTCCTCTAGCACCGCTTTGAAGTCTTCTACTTCTTTGTTTACTTTTGCAAACTCGTGGAGCAGCCCGTGTTTTGTTGCTTCTGCGTAGCCTACTTTATTTAGTAAATCACTAAGCTTAGTTTGTGATTCACGTATTGTTTTTAATTGCTCTTCTGTAATCTTTGCCATTTTATTTAATTTAAGTTAATTTATTGATCTTTATTATTACTCATACTTTTAGCTTTTTCCCAAGACCTACCTACAAAGTAAGCTCCATACACTGTAACAAGAAGAGTTTGGAATATAGGAATGTACTCTTCTGCTATTTTAAATTCGCCAATGTTACCGTCAAAAAACGCTAATATTGAAAATATAAATGTTAAATATATTAAAACAAGTGGACGAATGTTCTTTGATAAAAAAGAATCAGATGTCATGTCTGCTTCCCACCTAGCTGTAACTTGCTCTTGAGCTTCCTTGTCAGCTTTTTCTAATATTTCAGTTATTAACCTTTGAGCTTCTAGCTTTTCTTCTTTAGTAGTTGTAAGGTTATCTAAAACAACCCCTACCTCTTTTATAACGGAGCCGGTAAGCCATTGCCAAATCTTTTTCATTATATTTTAAATCTTTTTAAATTGTCTTCAGTGAAGCCAAATCCCGTATTGTGCACCTCGTTTATATCAAACCAAACAGTATTACTTTTTGGGTTTAATAATATATGATGATCTTGTGCTGGCATAAAACTTTGTGACAACATTATTTTTTTATCACCACATTCATTTTCAACTACATCTACGATGGTTATTGCATGGCCTGGAAATCCTCCTACAACAAATATATCACCCGCGGATATGTTGCTGACGCTTACTTCATTTGTATCATATTTGTTTATTGACCACGTACCCGCGTAAGACCATATAATGGCCATATATTTATTGAAGCTATTAAACGTATTGCTAAGCTGTTTTTGCTTTAAAAAATTGCTGTAGCTATACCGCGTACCATCTGTAAACGTAAATATTATTTTACTTATATTACCTTTGTCAAAATGATACCACGCTCTAAAATACATTGCGGCGTCAGCGCATTGATGTAAATCTCTTTTTCCAATTTTATAATCAAACTTTGCCGCGTAATAATCTCCTAATCCGTATATAGTATATCCGTCGTAAGTTTTTACTTCTTCAATTTTTATTTGCTTATTTATTAACCACTTGTGGTAATCTGTTATAGCTATTCTTTTATAACTTTCTGGTATTTTAAAATAATTAGATATAGAAAGTTTGTCTTGAGCATTAGTAACGCCCAAAAAAAGAAAAGCTAAAATAAAAATTAGCTTTTTCATTTTATTAAATTAAATTATTTATTTCTATTAAAAAACTTTAACATATTAGTTGGTAACTGTGCTGTTGGTGTCATGGAACCTAACGTAGCAGGTTTTGCTTTTAGCTCAATTGCTTTTTCCGGTCCTGCGGCTTGCGCAGCCTCTCTATATTTTTTTCGCAGCGCTGGTAAATCCCCGACGTATTGCATTAATCTGGTAGGGTATAATTTTTTATCTTCACTGACTACTGGCCCGCCACTCAAGCTGAAGTCTGAGTCGTTTACAAATGCTTCCGTTTCCTCTACGGACAGACCTTCAAATTCTGAGGGCTCAGCATAATGGTCTGATTCTTTTAAACCTAATGATGGCGTTCCTGGGTTATAAACATTTCGCCCTTCCCCTGTTTGTATTGTGGAATGGGAGGTGTAACCGTAGCCATAACCCACTCTCGTAACGTCGCCTTCTTCAGGTAAACTGCCGGGAGCTCTTAGTTCAAAGCCAAGCTGAGGTGCCACTGCGTCAAATTGCTCATTTCCTGGTATAATTGGCATTTTATCACCGGGCTTATATGTAACATCATTTATAGTAACCCCTTCTTCTCCAACTGAATTAGGTACTGTGACGCCTGCTTCTCGCATTATGCCGCAAGCGTAAGTTGAGCAACCTGCTCCACCCATGCCTTGTAGCCACTCAAATGTTTTTTGTGGAACAACCCCGGCTCCTTTTACTCCAGCTCTCCCGTCATTCATACCATAGTCTACAGTGTAGCTTCCGCCGGCCGCACTTTCCGCTACTTGATCTATTCTAAGTCGGATATCAGTAACTCTTTTGCGCTCAGCTTCTAATGCTTTACTTGCGTCCATACGTTTTTGACGCAACTCCTCAGCGGTAGCATTATTACTGCCAGAAGGCGGATCTGTTGGGTTACCAAGTTTAAAGGCCATATTTATTTTTTAGTAAGTTTGATTGCCGCGTGCAAATCGCCGCTAAATTCGCATATTAAATTACCAGCAATTAATTTATATTTTATTACAACATCGTATCCATTTCTAGGATTGTATAATCTAGTTGTAAATTCATAATCTGTTTGTTTTAATATAGTTTCTTCTATATATAGATCCTCTTTAAAACTAAAGTTGAATACTTTTAAAATTGCATATTTACTTGCAATTATAGTTGTTGTAAAAGAAGAGGTTTCACTTTTCCATTCGCCTTCAAATTGCTGTTGAGCATTTGATGTGGTTAAAGCAAAAATAAACAATAATGTAATTAATAATTTTTTCATAATATTAGATTTAATTTATATCTATATTATTACACAAATTATTAACTTTTTAATTACCAGATCTTTCGTCTTTCTTTTTAGGCGATGACATTAGTTTTTTAACAGTGCTTTTTAAGTTTGTATTTGTATTTAAATTATATTTACCGCTTTTAACATCCCTATTAAAATCATCTTTCATAAACCTTAAGTTGTCTGCTGAGTTTTGTCTTTTAGTAGCTGTCTGACTTTGATCAATATAATTTTGTACCATACGCGCGTTAAGATAAGCAGCTTGGTTACTTACTTCTGTTTTGCCAGTTCTAGGGTTTGTTCTGACAGGGCGTGTAGATCTTAGGAATTTATCGTTCTGCATGTCTGTTCTAGCTGTTTCAATTGAAGATTTTAAATTAGATTCGCTGCCCGTCGCTTTTGCGGATTGTAAATTTTGCGATATATTCGCAGAGACCTTAGCTCCTTGATCAGCTTCTTTTAATGTTTCTCTAACACCACTGTATCCAAACTTAGCGTCATTATCCTGCTTATTTTTTAAATCTTGAGCTACAGTATTTTTGCTTATATTAGAACCCATAGGTGCTCCGTAATTCCTCAAATTATCTCGCTGCATTGGATCATTGATTGTTGGATTTATATTAAACCTTGAGCTTAAATGTTTATATCTGGAGTCATCACCCTTGTTGGTAAAAGAAGCCTCTATAACTTTATCGTCTTTTAGTGAATTAGCAAACGCATCTTTCCCCCTATATCTAAATGTAGGAAATTCTATTGAGTTTTCTTGATTTGCACCAAGCGGGTCAGCCTTAACTTCTTCTGCAAATTTTTTGCCATCATATATTGCTGCGTTAAGATCGCCGCTAGCATTGTGGGTGGGATTTGATGGTTCACCTGTATTATGTATAGGCGCACCGTAATTTAAGCCAGATTGAAATATTGGGCCATCGTTTGCCTTCATTTCTATAGGAGCGCCATACATTGTAGCTGGGCTATTGCTCCCGTCTTTATCTAAATCTCCTAGTAGCTTTAAGCTGCTGCCTTCTTTTAATTTGTCGGACAGCTTCATAATAGGATTTCCATTACCGCGCCCCGGTTCTTGTGTATATGCCATTTTTTTTATTTTATGCGTTTCTATATGCTTCTGCCTCCCAAGGCAATTTTTTATTTCCTTCCTGCATTTCCGATCTTAAATATTTTTTACCTTTCCAGTAAACGTATTTATCGTCGTAATTTAGATCACCTCTTTTCATTTGATCAATGTGAACTTTTTCATGATCAACCACGCCTTGCATTTGTGCAGCGCTTAAGTTCTCATCAATTATTATTGTACCATTATTATTTGCTTTTCCAAGAACCCCATCCTCCATACTTACATTATATATAGGGGTATTATCCACCTCGTAAGGCGCACTGTTCATTTTAAAAGCCATCTATTTGTTTTTATATGGTAGTATTTTGTTCAAAGCAGATTGCCTTGCCTGGCAACCACAACCTCCTGGAATCTTGTCCGCTAGTTTTTTTATACCTGTAGCCTTTGTAAATCTAGCTATAGTATCTCCTACGCCTCTATCTTTCATTAGCAATTCCATCTTCTTCTAGCCGCTCTACCTCTTTCGGATTTCCAGCCTTTTGATCTTGCACAAAAAGATTTTCTTCGCTTCCAGGCTTTACTACCTTTTTTTAATTTTTTAGGATCTTTCGTTACAGCAGTCTGTAGCTTACTCCCTGGGTTGTCTCTTTTGTATTTTTTTACACCTTTTTCAGACATGCCACCCCCTGCCGCTGCACCTGTGCCGGTTTTGTTGGCTTCATTGTAATAGCCCTTTGACTTCTTCTTAGAAGGAGCCGGTGGCTTTTTCTTTTTCAAAAAAGGAGAAGCAGATTGTTCGTAAGGCATTATTTTTTCTTTTTAAGTTCCATCCATTTATGGATCGTATATCCGATTGTCACTACTAATAATAAAAGTTTTAAACCCATTTCTATTTTAGTAAATGTAGTTACACCTAACGTTAAGGAGTTTATGGCGTAAAGTTTAATATCCTGGGGGCTCATTACATTTTACTTTTAGCTCGCTGAGTAATTGGGCCCTGTAATTCATACGTCTTGCAAGGGTATTTTTTTACTTGCATTCCTGCTTTTCCTGAGCTACTTCCTTTTCCCATTGGAAAATCGCTAGTGTCTAAAGGCCCATCCCATACGTGACTTTCTCCTACTGTGCCCTGTAATGGGCTTTTTATTCTATGATCCATAATTATTTATTTATACGTTTTCATTCATTAAATCCGCTATAGCTCCAACCGTTTCTTGGCTAGCTCCTGCAACCCCTGCTGGTATCTGACTAATACTTGCTTGTCTTGCTTCCTCTGTTCCAAAAATTTGGTTTGCTGTATTTTGAGTTTGTTCAGAAAATCTACCCGTGGGTATTAAAGCGCTTTCATTTTTATCAGCCATTACTCCGCCCATACTGCTTGTTGCGCCTCCACCCATTGCCTGGGCTGTTGCGGCTGCTTCTTCTGTGCTGTCTATCCCAGCAACAGGCGTAGCTGACCCAGAACGAGATTCTAATGCTGTAATTCTAGATTCTAGACCCTCTATTTTTCCACCCGCATCAGAAGTACCCCCTGCGGTTGTTGCTGAGGCTAATCCAAAATTACCTAAATTTTTTCTGCGCTCGAATTCTTTTTGGTATATTTTTCCAAAAAATCCTCCTGGCGAACTGTCTAATTTACCCCTTAAGTCTTCATCAGACATTTTTCCTATTGCTTTGCCCCCTGCTGCTGCGGCTGCTACTCCCATTGCCATATTATATATCTTTTGCTATTTTAGAAAATTTTTGCTCGTCTTTATATTGCTTAGCAGACATCTTTAGTGTAGCTGGCGTATCTTTTTTAAATAAGTCAACTCCTTTTTGAATTAATTGTCCTGCGCTGCTAACCGGAACATTACTATCTTCCCTTCTTTTGGCAAACTTTTCATCTTTTTTATCTTGCCTTGCTTGTGTTTGCGCTGCCTGTTCTACATTACGAGTTTTAATGCGTTCAGCCCTTGCTTTTTGTCGAATATCAATCCGCTCTTGCTTTCATTCTAGTCTAGCTTTCTTAGCTTCATTACCTTGCGCTTTAGCTTTGTTTATACGCCTTTGAAGATTAGTATCATCTTGCCCTTCTCCAACTTTTATTTGATCTTTGGCCTTAGCAAGGGAAGTAAGGCCTAATTCTATTCTTTGATTGACGCCTGCCCAGTCACCGGTTTGCCCAATTCTGGAAACATCTACCATTGGTACATTTATAGACTTAGCTTTTATGCTAGGGATATTAAACATGTCATTTGCCATAGTTTATTTTTTTTATAGCTAATCCCAAAGCTCGATCTGAATACGTTTTAGGATTTTTTATTAATGGTACTTCTTCTTCGTTTAAAAGCATTTTATACATACGCGTAATCATCTGCCTACATTTAAATGAAGTTTTATATATATGATACTTTTGTGTTGTATGATTTCTTTTGCGCCATACACTTATCCAGTCTTCTTTCAAAAGCCTATTCCATCTTTTATTATCCCAACTGTATGCAAGCACTCCGGTTTTATAATCGTTTTTAGTAAAATGGTCTAAGCAGTCAAAATATATTAAAAGCTCTAGATCCGCTTCTTGCAAACCGTGTGTTTTAGCGGTCCATTTTCTAATTACGCGGTAATGCTTTAGAATATTTAAAGAACGCAAATCAGATGCCTCTAAATGCCTCATACAACTATTACTACATCCTGCGATTTTATAACATTATACATATTACCTTCAAATTCTATTTTGTGGCCCGCGTGGCGGTCGTAATATATAATATCATTATTTTTTATAGCTTGTACATCTTCACCAGCTGATATTACTTTTGCTTTCGCGTACCTAATATCTTCTCTTTGCTTTTCCGCTAAAAGTAAGCCGCCTTTTGTTTCTTTTGCACCTTGCTTTTCTTTTAATACTATTAAATTTCTACCTATTGCTTTCATCTCCTACTCTTAAGTTATTGATTACACAATCAGTTGAAATTATTGTTGTAGCTACTGAAGCCGCATTTTTAAGAGCGCTTTTAGTTACTAGTAGCGGATCGATAATCCCTGCTCGTACCATATTTACTTCTTTTCCTGTAACCACGTTTAACCCTTTGTTTTTTGTTTGGGGGTAAACTATCTCAAGACCTGCGTTTGCAAGAATTGTTTCATAGGGCGCTTTAATTGCCTTTAACAATACTTTCTCACCTTCGCTTTTAGCTTTTGTAAGAACCGACGCATTCAGCAAAGCTATGCCTCCGCCTGAAACTATGCCCTCTTTTATTGCGGCTTTTGTAGCACAAATAGCATCTTCTACTCTATCTGTTTTTTCCTTTAACTCTACTTCTGAGTTTGCTCCAACTTTGACAATAGCCACTTTAGCGGAGAGACGAGCAAGTCTTTTTTCAAATTGAATTTTATAACCCGCGAGCGTAGCTTCGCTAAGTTGTTTTTTAACCTGCTCCACCAGTTTTTCAACTTCTTCACTGGGTTCACTAATTTGCAAAATCGTTTCTTCATTGTTTGTTACGGATTTTAAGCATTCTCCCAAATGTTCAGGCTGTATTAAATCCATGTCATCCCCCAAGTTTTCATTTATCACAGTTGCGCCTGTTAACAGCGCTATATCCTGCATCACTTCTTTTTTGGTTACCCCGTAAGTAGGAGCGTCAATAACATTTACTTTTATATTACCTTTAACGTGATTCATGGCAAGAGCGTTTAGTACCTCAAGCCCAACATCTGCAATTATAAGAAGACTTCTTTTATTTTTAATAACGTATTCTAATACGCTTTGAATTTTCCTTATATTAGGAACTTCTGATTCAACGATTAAAACTAAAGGGTTGTCTAGCTCAGAAACGCCAGTTTCTTTATTTGTTACAAAATGAAAATTCTTTAATCCTTTTTCGTATTGAACTCCGTCAACTACTTCTGTGCTTGTTACGGTTTCATTTGAAGTTTCCATTATAACAACACCCGTGTTATCGACAGCTTTAAAAGCATCAGCAATTAGGTTGCCTAGCTCAGCATCGTTGTTTGCTGAGATTGTTGCAACTTGGTTTAACATTTCGCCGGTTACAGGTATGGCTGTTTTTTCTAATGCCGCACATACCTTTTCAACCGCTAGGGTTATACCTTCTTTAATTTCGCGAGTTCCATGCGACTTTAGCGCTTTATATGCCTCTTTTAAAATTGCATGCGCCAACACCGTTGCTGTGGTGGTTCCGTCGCCTGCCTCGCTGACCGTTCTTTGAGCCGCTTGTTTTATAAGTGTAGCACCTATGTTTTCAACCGGATCTAACAGTGTTATTGTATTCGCTACAGTTACTCCGTCTTTTGTTATAACGGGTCTTCCTGTATTATCTTCAAGTATCACACATTTGCCGCTAGCCCCTAGAGTGGAGCTAACAGCTTTTGTGAGTTTTTCTATTCCTTTAAATACCTTATTTTTAGCTTCGTCGCCAAAGTTAAGATTTTTGACAATTTTGTCAGTCATAATTTAATTTAATTTAATTTGATTATAAGTGCTATTCAAAAGTTTTTACTACTTTTGGGCCTTTTAAAAATCCTAGCTTTTTGTTGTAATGCTCAATAGAAGCATCAATTGCCTGTTCTGCTCCTTCAATTGTTTCGCGCCTTGTTACATCAATCCATTCGTTATTTTTGTTAAACTCGGTTTGATAATAACCATTTGGCAATTGTACGATACGCCAATTAGTTTTTTGAGTTGCTTCTTTCCATAAAGCCTCAGTCTCATCGGATACTTGTGGTTGACTACTCCACGTACTAGTCGAATAAAATAGTGTCATTGGTTTTGGTTTTATATTAGTTTATTTGGTTGCTCTAACCCGAGCAGGGTATATTATATCTATTACCTGGTTTTAGCGGTTTTTACTTAACTCCAAGGAAGTCCTGCGTTTGTTGGCACATCTTCTATCTGTTCTTTTTTAATAGTAGCTTGCGCATCTACATAAGTTTCTGCGTCTGTTACTACAGTGGAGCCTAAGTCAGCTTGAACTAGGCCTATAACTTGAGATTCTGTTAGTTGATCATAAGGTGTAAGTGGAGCAGGCCCCACCACACCAGATAAATTATTAGTAAATACTTTTCTAGAATAGCCAACACCGTCTTGCCCTTGCGCTGCAGATATTACCACTAGCTTGTCCTCGCTAGCGTTGTTTTCATATTCCATTGATAAAATTGTCCAAGTAGCCATATTTGTTTTTAATTATAAGTTCTTATTTCTAATGAGGCTTTTGTAAGCTTGCCATCGCTGTTGTGTGTAAGTATTTTTAAGTTGTCAGTGTCAACAACTTCCCATGCAACATCATGATTATTCTCAGCCGATCCGCCATTTAAAAATACAATTGTTTTTAATAGTTTAAATTTACCTGGAGCGTTTAAGTTATATTCTCCACCAGCTACCCTTGTAAAAGCGCTAAACGGAGTTGCAACACCTAAAGAGTTTTCTAATACTATATTAGGTTGTGGATTTGCCCCGCCTGCTTGACTAAGTAAGCATACAAAACTTAAGTAAGGGGGTGTTGTGTCTGCCGTTTCAATTATTTTACCATCAGCTGCAACAGCTAAATTCCAAGTTGCAGTTCCGGTTACTGCGCCAGATCCGTATTGAGATATTTTAATCTCACTTTCTTTATTTATACTTAAAGCATTTTTTCTACTTGTGCTAGTTCCATTACCTATTTGAAACTGAGCAAAAGTATCTAGTTCATCATTATAGTAACCAACATATGTAGCTCTTCCGTATTCGTTATTCGGCCCGGTTGCGTCAAACTTTAGCCCAACACCAACTAAAGTAATATTAGGCGTGGCTGTACTCCCCCGCATTTCATTGTTGGCTCCAATTATTGCAGAGCTTGTACAATTACTCATATCATTACTACGACCAAAAATAGAATTACCACCGGCCAAAGTGGTTACGTTGTCCTTCCCAACAATATAGGTAGCACTCCCGCCGTAGTTCTGGTTCCCACTACCAATTAACGTAGACGAATCACCATTCGCGACAAGGTTAGAATGCCCTATTAGGGTAATACGGTCACTACGATTAATGCTGGTTGATTCGCCTGTATCATTATTAGTTCCTAATACAGTGCTGTATTGTCCTTCTACTGTATTTTGATATCCAAAAACAAAAGAAGTTAGAGCCCCGTCCACACCCACGCTGCCGCCAACTAACGTATTATCTGTACCTCCTACGAGGCAATTCAGAGAAGGCACTATGTTTCTAGCACCAATAGCAAAACTTCCTTTACCTGAAACATTATTGTCAACACCGAAAGCAGCTGTTCTTTCTCCAGAAGCTATGTTGCCATCACCTGCTGTAAATGAATATAAACCAGAGGCAACCGTTTGCCAGCCGGATGCAAATGAATTGTTACCAGAAGCTATAGATTCAAAACCAAATGCAGCTGAGTTGTTTCCGTCAGCACTTCCATCATATCCAAACTTAACCGCGTTGTTTCCTACCGCTTTGCCGCCAAACCCAGAAACAAAAGTATTTTTACCTCGAGCGTCACCTTTTTCACCAATAGCCACTGATGATTGTCCTGATGCAATTGAATCTTGCCCGGATGCAACACTGTAATTACCAGAAGCAATTGACTTGTTGCCAAACGCTGCGGATGCCAATGCTGATGCTTCAGTTAATAAGCCAAACGCCGATGCACCCCCACCTGATGCTAGTGTTAAAAAGTTAGCCGCAAGCGATCCATTACCGAAAGCTGTGGTAGACGCTCCTACCGACAGTGCATTTTCACCATTAGCAAAAGCATTGCCACCCATATTAAATGATGGGCCACTGTTTAATATATCACCTGAAGGCAACACGACTCCACCTCCGCCGTCTTGGGTTATAGAAAACTTTTGATTGCCGCCAGAGTTTAAATCTAATAGCTTTGTATTAATAGCCGGAGTATAAGTAGTGGTCGTTACTGCATTTAAATCAAATATAGTGCCCCCGTCTATTTTGGTTTGTATTATTTGAGAATCACCCAATACACCCCCTGGCCCATCTGTCCATATTGGCAAAGTATTAGTTGTACCAGTTCCGCTACTGCCGCCACCGCTAACATCGATCCACTCAGTTTGCGTGCCGGTTGAGCTTAGTACTTGACCCGCTGTTCCAGTGCTGCCATCTCCATCAATTAATTGCTCATTAATAGTTACTTCACCACTAAACACGGAATTACCATCCGCTGAGAAAATACCCTGAACTGTGACGTTATTATTACATTCTACTTCATCGTTGAATGTAGCTACTTCTTCGACTGTTAGAGTGCTGTCAAGCTGAGTTGATCCTGTTACATAAAAATCCTCTGTGACATTTAACTGCCCAGTTACCGTCACACCTTGACCTGAAGCTGCTTGAGTAATTATAGAATCAGCCAGTATTCCTTGTTGATTATTATAAGGTAAAAACCCACCAGTAAGCGAGTCTATTTGTACTACGTTCCCAACAGTTAGGTTGTTTGTTATTGATACATTATTTGGCAATCCAATCTGTATAGTTTGATTTGTCGCTGCTGTTTGTATTTGGTTTGCGGTACCTATCACTGATAGCGCTTGTGTAGATAGGTTTATAGAGCCTGCACCTACATCCCCTGTAATAATCAAGTCAACCTTGCTGTTTATAAACTGTGCAAGGTTTGACAACGTAATATTTCTAGTTGCGTTACTATCCAAGCTTACATCGCTTATTAGCATTATATCTGTATCCTCAGGAGTGCCTATATTGGGGTATGTATAAATTATTGCCATATATTTTTATTTTATTTATGCGTCTTTAACGAATCTTATGAATAGAGCGCGGGCATTATAGTCACCAAGACTGACTGATGATAAGCTGTTTGAAGACAAATTTATAAAAAAGCCGTATCCCACTCCATAACTAGGTTGGTTATCAACGAAAAATGCTCCGTACTCTCTAAAGTTTTGAAAAGTAAGTAAATTTGTACTTGTGTTTAAGATTGCGTCCCCATAACCTTGAATATTTAAACCACTATCCCCCAATTCAGTTGTGTTTGTTAGCTTAGTTAAATCCCAATTGCCAGGGTTTGCGCCGTATCTATTAAACCTTCCTCCAGTATTTGTGTAGCAGGGAGGTTGTACTAGAGTAGTCCAATCACTAGCTGTTGGTAATCTAAAGCCCGCTGGTGGTTTTACTAGTTTGCTAGTAAAATAATTATAAATTAATCCGTAACTAGCATTATTAGGATCAAAATCCCAATAGCAAGCTGCTGGGGTTTGAGCTTGCCAAGCACTGTACCAATCAGCTTGGTTAGTTAAAATAGGTATATTACCACCTGCAATTAACTCTGTTTCACTGGAGTTTGTGTTTGTCCAAATTAGACCACATATCTCTACTTGTCCTGGATCTGGAGCAGGAGGATTGCCAAGTAAGTTTATTTTTACAATGCTACCTGTTCTGTATAACCCACCATATGGAACACCCCCAGCCAAAGCGGCTGTGTCATCTGCGTAAGAATCACTGCCTCGCAACACATCCATTATTATTTGGCTAGAACCATTCACAACTACAGCCTGTGTAGAAGTTATTGCTGATGTAGAGTCAAATATAGCCATTTGAGTAGGTACACCGCTTCCTCCAATACTGCCGCTAGATGGAGATACCCACTCATAATCGCTACCTGTCCATGATAATACTTCATCGTCACCAGCTGCACTAGTGTTTAAATGCACATCAACATCAGCATCCGTATACGCAGCCGGTATGACTGTATTTCCTTCCAGCGCTGTGCCCGCTGTGGTTCCAAAGCCTGGAAATGATGTTTTTATTGTATTAGCTGCTATTTCGTCTGCTTGTCCTTGCGTTATAGTAGTTGGCTTATTTAATATAAACGCGTCACTATTAGTATCAGTCTCGCTCCAATTGCTCTGTACGTTGGCATCGTAAAATTCAGCGTAGTCAGTCTCAAGCGCCGTTATATTGCCTTGACGGCCAAACACGCTATTAACATCCTGCGTGTTATCTACTTTTTCCCAGCCAATGCCATTAGATATAACCCAATCGCCTACCGCGTATGTTATTCCTAAATATGTGCCAGCGTCGCTTACTATATAGTAATGTCCATTATTGTCAGCAGCTGGATCTGGAAGTGCAGGATTATTGTTAGTTGCATCCCACGTGCCTTGATAAACAACCGCGCCAACTAAGCTATCTGGTAAATGAACAGTCGGAACTTTATTGTTGCCATCTAATGGAGCGTAGCCATCAGCTACACCCTTTTCCGATGTGCTTTGCTTGTTGTTAAACGTATTCCAATCCGTAGAAGAAATATAACCACTCGTACTTGTGGACGCTTGTGATATACCTATTGTACCTGTTGTAGTTATTGGACCACCCGTTATAGGAGCTGTTGTAGCTATATTTTGTACAGAACCATCACCGCCGCTGCCAGATTGAGCTACCCAGGCGTAATCGTTACTTGATAAAGTTAGGACATAGCCGTCCGGTATTTGGTTAGTTTTGTTAAGGTGTGCGTCTACATCTGCATCTGTGTACAAAGAACTTGGCAACGCATATCTACCATCTAAATCAACTGTTACGCTTGGTATGACACCTGAGTTACGCGTAAGCGTTAATGTACCGTTGTTAGTATTAAACGATGCATCCGTTACTACTTTGTCGTTTACCTGTACTGTTGTAGCCAAACCTCCTAGTAACTCCCCAACAGTTACAGATCTTGTTTTATTACCTTTGCTGATATCAGATATAACCAAAGTATCACCCTTAGCTAACTCACTTATTTGTGGGTAGGTATAGATTATAGCCATAGTTTGTTATTTTCTTTTTTTAGATTGTCTTTTTTCGGCTTTGGTGCCGTCTTTTTTCTTTCTTGATTGCGTTCCACCTCTGTTGTGTGAGGAAGAAACAAATTTGCCGGTGTTATGATCATAGTCTTTACCTGATAACCAATTGGAACCATGCTTCTTTGCCGCAGCGCGGCGTTTTTTTTGGCTATCGGCTCTTTTTTTCTTGCGGTCTGCTGAATTTGCATAACGGAGGTCCCGTTTAGCTTTAGCAGCAGCAGCTGATTTGCTTAATTTTTGCTTAGCCATACTAAATATTTTCTATATTAGACATATTTACGTAGTTTTTACCGTTTTTACGTGTATATAGTGCGACAATTGCCTGCTACTATTAATTATAACTACCTAATGTCACATTATTATTAGATATATAGGGGTTATGGGTTGCACTACTATTTCTACCTACCCGCACTAATACAAAAAGCCGTTTCTTTTCGCCCAGCCCACGAAGTTTACAGGATCATTTGCACAGGTTCCGAGATCATGGGCCTGTTCCTGGTAGATATCCAGACTTCTTCCGGGATCCTGCTAGTCTGTGACCTGGCTCTGGTCTGTGTGCTGCGCCTGCAGTCTGTTATATGTAT